TCTTGGTTATATAATACAGCTATGAGCAACATTGATTGCCATATATAATAAATATAAGCTTACTCAAGAAAACAAAAATAAGGGTAAGTATGTCCACATTAAAAACTTTTCAAACAAAAAAGATTATAAAATCTTTTAACGAAGAAAAAAGGCTTGCAACATTCTTAGTATTAGAACCTCAAGATGATGATTTCACAACAACAGACTTGCATGAAGATTGGTATGATGCAGATGTTGTTGAAGATGCTTGTCATGGTTTTAACAGGTTTTGTCGCAAGGCAAATCTTTTCCATTTAGTTGATACAACTTCGTTTGAGTTCATTGAATCTTATATCACTAAAGCCGATATGACAATTGGTGAAACCTTTATCAAGAAAGGGAGTTGGTTAGCAACTATACATGTGTCAGAAACTCCTAGTGGTGATCTTGTTTGGGAATCCATTAAGAGTGGAGAGTTTAACGGTCTGAGTGTTCAATGCGAAGGCTTTGTATCTGAAATTGAATAAACAGATTGGAGAATATAATGACAACTGTAAAAACAAAAGCAAAACGTAAGATTTCTAAATTTAACTTTGAAGCAGAAGGTAGTGCGGTAGCTTTAGTAAGTGCATCTCAAGGTGGTGCTGCAAATTCTTTTAAAACCTTAGTAATTAAATCTGCTGACAAGTTTTCTAAAGAGTTTATTCAGAAAGCACAGAAAGTTCAACTTAGGGTTTGGTGATGAGGGAATGGACTCAGAAAGTGAATCAGATGATCTTGGTGTGTATAACGATGATTACTTCTATGAGTGGTTTGATGAGAAACTAACAGAAGAAGGTGCAACCTATCGCAGTCCAACAGAAGAAGATAAATTAGCTTGGCTAGAATATCGTAAACAAGGTATTACATTAGTTAAATCTCTTGCTGAAACAGATAACAAATTAGAAATGTTAGCAGCTTTATCAGAAAAAGATTATTGGTCTGTTATTAATGAACAGAAGCTTTTTGAGAAAGCATTAAAACAAAAAGATTTAAGTGGCGGTGAGCCAACAACCCCTGTTGTTGAAGCAGGGAAAATAAGTAAAAAGGCTAAACCAGCCGTTCACAATCAAGAGGAAAATCAAATGTCAGGAAATCAACCTGAAATTAGTGTAGAAGATGCAGTAGCTTTGAAAAAGGCACTTGATGATCAGAAAGTTGAATTACAGAAAGCTAAAGAAGAAATCGAGTTATTTAAAGCTAAAGAAAAAGAAGCTGTTGAGAAAGCTCGTGAAGCTGAAGTAGTTGCTGCTATAGTTGATGTAGATGCTTCTGCTAAACTGTTCAAAGCGGTTAAAGACTTAGATGCTGAAGCATTTAAAGATGTAGTAGATGTTGTTAAAGCTCTTGCTGCTAAAGTAGATGAATCAGAAATGTTTAAAGAGAAAGGTTCACCAGAGGAAGGCGTTAAAGTTGCTAAATCTGCTGTTCAAGCTGAACTAGATAAATTACTTAAAAAAGCATAATAAGAGGATTATAATAAAATGATTATTGCTACCGATACTGCACGCTACTCTGATGTAGTTAAACACGAATACGAACCTTCTTTAGCCTTTACTCGTGAACTTGTTGTAGTTAACGATACTGCTAAAACCCTTACACTTGGTATGTTACTTGGTAAAGTAACTGCTACTGGTAAATACAAAGAATCTGTACAAACTGCAACTGATGGTTCAGAAGCTCCTGTAGCTGTTGTTGTTGGTAAAGATATTAACAACCTAAGTGTTACTGTCCCTGCTACCACTGATACTAAAGTATTAGCTATTGTACGTGGTGAAGCTATTGTACGTAAAACTGGTTTGAAACCACACAGCTCTTTCAACGATGCAACTAAACTTGATGCTGCTTATGCTTCTTTAGCTACTAAAGAAATTTTAGCTAACACATCTATCTAATAAGAATAATAAAGGAAATATATAGAAAATGGCGATTATTCGAGATTATGGTAACGGTTTTAAAGTTACCGACTTAACAGAAGAACTTGTATCAATTCCTAACGAATACGGTCTAATCAACCAACTCGGTATCTTTGACGTAGAGCCTGTATCTCAACATACAGTAACTTTTGAAGCATCTGATCGTGTTATCGGTCTTATTGGTGATAAAGTACGTGGTGAACGTAACAACGTATCTAAAGACGGTACTCGTGTTATGCGTTCATACGCAATTCCGCACTTCCCTCTTGATGACTACATTACTCCACAAGACGTTCAAGGTCAACGTGCTTATGGCGAAGAAGGTGCAGAGCGTTTAGATGCTGTACGTGCTCGTAAGCTTATGACTATTCGTAAATCACACGCAGCTACGTTAGAAACTGCTCGTTGTAAAGCTCTTACAACTGGTGACATCTACGCACCTAACGGTACTGTAGTTGGTAACTTCTACACTGATTTCGGTGTTACTCGTAAACAAGTAGCTTTCGATTTATCTAATGCAGCAGTTAACCCTTTAACTAAACAGCGTGAGATTGTTCATCATATCCGTGACAACATCATGAGTGGCGAGATGCCTACTGAGATTGTTGCAATCTGCTCAAGCGGTTTCTTCGACAAGTATGTAGATAATGCCCAAGTTAAAGAAGCTTACAAATTCTATACCTCTACTCAAGAGCCTTTACGCAATGGAACATGGGATCAGTTCCGCCACGGTAGTTTGACACTTATCCGTTACGATGGTTCTTACAAAGATGCAAACGGAAACTCTGTAGCTCTTATCCCGTCAGACGAAGCTTACTTCCTTCCGCTAGGTACTGCTGACAGCTTCAAAACTTACTTCTCTCCTGCTAACAAGTTTGACCTTGCTAACACTCTTGGAGAGCAAGCCTACATCTTTGAATATGCTGATGGCAAAGGTTCTAAGATTGAAATTGAATCAGAGTCTAACCTGATCAATATTCTCCGTCGTCCTGCTATTGTGGTTCGTGCTGTAGCTGGTGCTAGTATTTAATTAAGTTTTAATACAATGCAACTTCTTAGGGGGTTGCATCGATATTAGAATTATAAACAATTAGAACAGTAAACAAAAGAATTAAAAATAAAGGAAATAATAATGGCATTAACATTAGTCCAAGAAGTGAGACTAAACGTGGGTTTAATTGGTAATGCCTATGACCTACTTTCCGATGAAGAAATTACTTACTACTTAGAAAAGAATAAAAACAATGTTCGTAGAGCAAGTTTAGATTGTGGTAAGACAGTATTATTCATCTTATCTCAACTAACTCACACTAAAGCAGATGTTCTTGAATCATGGGATAATGATTGGTTTAACAACTATTATAAAACATTACAAATGTATTTGAATGACCCTAACTTTAGTTTCGCTATCATTGGTGCAATGCCTTATGCAGGTGGAATTAGTGTAGCAGATATTCGAGCTAACGTAGAAAACTACGATAACTTGGTTGTTGATGTAGATGTAGGGATACCTACAGATGGTGACGCTAGTTGTACAAACAATACAAACCAACAAGTGTTTAAGAGATTTCCTAATACTTTTTAAACCTTTTAAACTCTAACACTTTAAGGTAGTGAATATGGATTTACAATCTAACCGTTTCAAATCAGGTGCAAAACGCTTGATTGATAAACATGGTAAGACACGAGTTTACAAGAGTATTGGTAGTGAAACATATAACCGTGAAACTCAAACAGTAGAAACAACAAGTACGTTATACACAATCAAGATGTTTGAGACAGAACCTAAGTATAAGGAAGTTAAATCTCCTAACCTTGTTGGTAAGAAACTAACTGTATTCCTTATCTCTACAACTGACCTAACTGTAAGACCTAAAGTTGGTGATTTAGTTACTGATATATTCTTAGGTGTGGATGAATCTGTTGAGGTTGTAGGGGTTAGTAAATACGAAGGTTTTGGCGAAGCTTGTATGTGGCGTATTATCTGTGTAAGTGTTTAACGGTTTAACACTTTAAATGATTAAAGAGGTACAGAATGGTAATATATGAAGGTTCGCAAGGTATCGCAGCACTTAAAGCCAAGATTGCTATGAAAAGTAAAATGCTTGTTGGAGAATCTTTAGAAAAGATTGCTGTTATGCTTGTCGATGAGAGTCCATTAGGTGCTGAGTATTATGCCTCTAAGCAAGGTGCAATACAAAACGATGTTGGTGATTTTAAGAACTCTTGGACAGTTGGTTTAGGTACTCCTGATCTTTCCACAAGAGCAGCAGATACAGCAGGAACAGCAGCAGTAGCAGACGCAATTGTTAAAGGTAAAAGGTACAACTTAGAAGAAACTAACTATGTAACAAATAACAAAGACCATGCTGAAATGGTAGAAGATGGATGGTCTGATAACCCTGAATATGGATGGAAAGCTAAAAGTGGTTATCATGTTGTAGGTAATAATGTTGGAGCAGCTAAAGCTATATTAGAACTTGTTGCTGAGAAAGTTAGTAAGATATAAGGAGATAATATAACTGGTATGCAAAGTAATATACGTAAAGCATTTGAAAAATATTTAGTTATAATGCCACAAGGTTTAGGACAAACAAAAACAGCTTTTGAAAATACATCCTTTGTTCCTAAAATTAACCAACCACATCAATTATCAAGATTAGTTCCACTTCCTGTAGAAAACCCTACATATGGCGATAATTACAATAGAGAGGTTGGTTTCTATCAGATTGTATTATCTTATCCAAAAGGTGAAGGTGTAGGTAATTTAACATTAATGGCAGATAAGGTGAAAGATTATTTTAAAAGAGGTACTACGTTAGTCGAAGGTTCGGATAAAATAATAATAGACAGGACACCAGAAATATCCCAAGTCTATATAAATGATAACAGAGCAGAGATTACAATTCGTATTAGATACTATTCTGAACAATATTAACTTACTCTTTATCTAGTTTAAAATAATTTTAATAACAACAAATTTTGGAGTCAATAATGGCAACAGCTTCAGGTATTAATAAAATAGTATCTTATAAGAAAGAAACAACCTTCGGTGTGCTACCAACAGCTACAGG